ATGGCAATCATTAAATGCCCGGAATGCGGGCAGGATGTGAGCGATTCGGCAATGAAGTGCCCGCATTGCGGCAAACAATTGCGCAAGCCGAAACGCAGCATTATGGGAAAAATCTTCCTTTGGCTTTTTTACATTTTCAACGCGCTGATGCTCCTTTGGCTTATCGCCGGTATCGCAGCTGTCCCCGATACGCAGCCGATGGATGAATTCGAAAAAGCGGGAACTGCTATCGGCACCGGAATTGGTGTCATGGCAATTTTCACAATTTGGGTTATCGGAGACATCATCACCGGACTACTGGCACTCATGACGCGCCCGAAGTAACAGGCATAAAAAAAGCAGCCCCGTTTGGGGCTGCTTTGGTAAAGGCCAAATGTAAGTTGTTACGCCTGCTGCGCAATCCACGCCTTATACGCAGGCAGTTCTTTCGGATCGTATCCGAATCGGGCTAGCTCCCTTTCCATCATGATCAAATTGAGATCATTGACGGCATCCCACAGCTTTGACGCATCAGGGATGTTAAGCGCTTCCATAACGCGCATGGCCTGCATGAGGGGCTTGTTACAGAGATAGCGCAGGCAGTAGACGAAAACGCTAAGGCGCTTGAGGATGTCCCGCGAAACCCAAGCCTGGCTTGCGCTCTGCACGCTTCGCCAGCCTCCTTAGCGCTCTACTCATAGCTACTCCTTCGCGCCTTTCAGAAAGCCGACGAACTTCTGTACGGCAAGCCCCTTCTTAGTGATTTCTGTTGCGAGGCTCTGCGCGAGCATGATCGCCAAATCGTCCCTGCCGTCTTTGACGCGATCAACAAGGATAGAGAGCTGTGTGGCCTCACTCTTTGAGAAGATGTGATCGGCCTTCATCTCGCGGATCATCATTTTTGTTTTCTTCAGGTCAATCATATTCATCCCCGCAGCAAAAGTCTTCGCACTCACGAAGCTCGTCGATGCGCCTGAGGACACGCGTCTCGGCGTCCTCAAGATCAGCGCATTCCAGCCAAGTTTGGGCCAAGTCCTCGGCGCCGCGCAGTTTCACGAGGGCAGATGCACCCTCGGCGAAAATCACTGCTACACCCCTCGCCTCAAAGAACATATCAGAATTAACACCACACAACTCGGCATCCCCTAAATGCATAAGATGCTTCCACTGGGTCGCGTCCTCCTCAGACGCAAACACGTGCCATGTGACGGCTCCCCAATTTTCGAACTGGACGCACTGGGCATCCGTCAGGTGTTTGAATTTTGCGATTTTGGTCGCCATTTCGAATCCTCCAAGCCTTACAACTCCCAAAATGCGTTTATATCGTCCAAGAGCTGACGCGATGACACAAACGCCTCGAAACCAATATCGGCGGACCGCTCCGGGTCGCTTTTGACGGCGATGTCATAAAGCATGGCATTCACCGGGTCGCAGATTTCTTCTGCCTTAAGGAGAACGGCAGACACAATATTTTTTTGTGCCTTTGTGAACTCCTTCGGATGAGCAGAGATAACGAACGTCAGGGCGGCACGCTGTCCGACATTGAACGCGCAGGTGCCGCCGATATCGCGATGAGCTGCGCAACTTTCGACAAGAAGCCGGGCGCCGGTGTAGTCATTCGTGAGCCGGGCATAATCGAAAAACCGCGCACCATCCGCCGCTTTTCTTAAAATCGGTCGAGCTTCAGGCGCGGGCGGCAGAAGCCTTAGCAATGCTTTCCACTCCGGGGCCGTCGCGGTAATTTTCGCTGTCGTGGCCGAAAGAATCGGGAAGAAAGAAGTATCCATGTTGAATCCTCCGAGGGCTTACAAGCCCCACCCAAAGTCTTCGCACGCCCGAAGTTCGGCGATGCGCCCGAGCACCCGCATCTCGGCCTCTTCTAGGTCGGCGCATTCCGTCCAAGTATTTTCAAGCTTCTCTTGGCTGCGCAGTTTCACGAGGGTACAGGGGCCCTCTGTGTAAATCACTGCTATCCCCCTAAACGTAATCAAGGCGTCAGCGTCGATGCCGGATAAAAAGGCGGCTGCCAAACCTAATCTTTGTTTCCACCGGTTTGCATCTTTTTCAGACGCGAAGACATGCCAAGTGGTGACATCACCGGCATCAAAACGGACGCACTGGGCGTCCTTCAGGTATTTAAACTCATTCATAGTTTCTCCTCAAAATTTTGTTTAGTTTTGCTAAATACGAAAAAGCCCCACTTCCATGATCGGTAGGTGGGGCGCTTTTTTTATGCCTTCTTTTCTGTTCTCAGCGAGAAGGCCATGCCAAGCAAGTCAAGGTCGTCATCAAAAATAGGTCCTCCGAAAATTTAGTTTCGCTGGGTCAAGAGCTTCGTTGGCGTTATCCATCTACGCCGTAGCCAATCGCCTAACGTAATGCTGATAGCACGGTAACTCGTCCATCGGGAAGCCGAGCCGCCGGAGCTGATCCTCGGTTCTCATGAGGTCCAGGTTGTTCACGGCTTCATGGAATCGGGCGGCTCGCGGCGATTCTGTCCGATACAGGAATTCTTCGAACAACTCCAATTCGCGGCGGAAGAGGTACCGCCAGTAGTAGACGAACGTCCGCTGATCGTCCAAGAATTTGGCACTCACTTGGTAGGTATACCCTTTCGGGGGCTTCTCGGGAGAGGCGGCGAGTTCTTCCGGAGTAAACGGGTTTTCACAGACCGGGGCGGCAGCCGTCTTTGCTTCCGGCACCTTCAGGTCGACGGCGTCGATGAACTTCAGGCATTCGGCGAACTGACAACGTGGCAGTTCGGTATAGCGCGGAATCTGAAACCGCACCTTGATCGCACGGTAGATCGTCTGGTAGTTCGCACTGGAGGTCTTCGCCCGGCGTGCTACAGCCTGCTGAATCTGGAGCTGTTCGGCGGGCGTTATCGTTGTCGGTGCCTCGAGCTCGTTCTTCATGCGTTCGAACTCATCGTAGAACGCGCACTTGAATTCGAGTGCCTTCGCGCCGGTGAAGCCCATGGCGAGGATGCAGAAGCCTTTCTGATCCATCCAGTAGCCAGTGACGGTGCGCTTCGCACCAGAGCCAATCTCGACTTCTTCAGACCATTCGCCAAAATTGGCGGATGCTTCGAGAGAAGGCTTTTGCTCGATGAGGGAGCGGATGTCGCGAACGACGTGGTGATGCTGTTTTCCGAAGTATTCGGCGACGATGCGGCTGGACGTGACTGGGCGACCTTCGATGACTTTGAAGGCGTTAGAGATAACAATGGACATTGCGTCCTCCTACTGATTTTTTTGAATTTCACCTATTTTGAGTAGGCGGCCAGGGGCTCAAAACCGTCAGTAGTCGGCGGGCGTATTTCTCCGAAGAGTGTTTTATTAGCCTCACACCCGGCCATAGCTTGCACTATGTCCGTGGCTATCTATTTAACACGGCTGTTAAGTAGATACAAAAATACCGCTTGTCTGTCGGGTGCGGTGTCCGCTACTGAAAGGTGTTTTGAGCACCTGAGCGAATCATGCCCGAAACAGAGGCGCGTTGTCAAAAAGCCCCCGGCTTTCGCCGAGGGCTTGTCAGTTATTTGAGCAGTGTTGGTAACAGAGCGGCTGAAACCAGTTTGAAAGTCTCAAACGTGAGCGGGACGGACTTTTCTTTGGCAAAGGCTCTGAGCTTGTCTACAAAGCCGTTTGTTCGCAACGTCTCCAGTAGCGCATACCCGTCCAGAGTGAGGGAGGGGTTGGCGCTAATGCCGATGTCGAAAAAACCGTCCAGAGATTCCTGAACGTGCAGTCCCTCAATGTAGCCGCCTTTTGCCAGCAACTTAATGTGGGAGTAAACAACGCGAACGCTTGGATCTTGCTTTTGATCGCGTCGGTCAGAAAGGAGCTGCCCTTCCTTCCATTCCGACAAGCTATTTGCGTCATTCAGAAACTCTTTAATCGTCTCCGATTCAATGTGTGCGAGGATGACTCGCATCAGATTCCAATCTAACTTCATATCAGGTCCGTTGTGAGAGTTCATTATGCACGCGCGGCCTGCGCGAACTTCTTTTCATAAAACGCCAAAACGTCCCTGGCATTCCATAAACGACTGCGGCCGCTGGACATCTTAAAGCTGGGCGGGACATCTCCCGAATTTTCCCAGTTGTAGATAGACCGCTTCGAACACCCCAGCACGCGGCACATATCGGCCACAGTAAGCGTAGTATGGCGGCCTTTCAAAAATTCCCAGTCTATCTTCTTCATTTTTTATCGCCTCTAAAAACGCTTTTTTGTTCACCGAAAAGCCCGCGCATCACTGAATCAAAGTTTTGTACTACGTAGTTCAGGGAGCGCAGAAGGTCTGCGCGGTTTAACTGTCTTTGGATGTCGCAAAGGACGTTCAAAGCGTCATAAACAGCATCAAAGTTAGGTTGCAGGACTTCCCCGGTCTTATACAGATGGTCATACGCCGCATCCAGCATTTTTGCGGCGGCTGAAAACTGCCGTTCAATATTCACAGGTTGCGTAGTCGCCTTAGCCAGTACCCAACCATGAGCAATGGCGCTCATGAGGTTGGTCCAAATATCGGATTTCGCATCAAGGTCCCCGGTACGGGCCTGTTTGAACCACAAAAAAATAGGTAACTCGCACCGAGTTACCTCTTCTTCTGACATCGGAATCATGCACATCCATGCGCCGAAGCCTTTTTGCTCTATCAATTCGCCGCCGGATAGGTGTCGCTTGCGTCCCCTGGTTGCGGCTTTCTGCGCTTTCAGCATCGCTCTTTTCTCAGCCCTGTTCATTGCTCCCACCTAAAGGTTCCGTACTGCAGTGCAAATTTTCTCTTCCTTCTCGTCCTGCAGTTTGTGTGTTTCGCAGACTTTCTGCAGGTTGTTTGCCATGCCTTCCAGCGCGTCAATCAGCATTTCATACGCACGTTTGCAAGCCGCATAATCAGCTTGGCTTGCAGGAACGTTCATGCTGATATAACCGGCAATCTTTTGCACGCGGTTGTTTGTCTGCGTAAGCTGATGCGATACCTGGTTCAGACATTCAAGCACCATCTTCTTTTGACTTTTCACGTTCTCTCCCCTCCAAAATGTCGCGCATGATTCTCATCAACCTCACTTAGAAAACCGCAGCGAGGCTTTCAGTTCGATTCGCGCGCCGGGGACCGCTTCGCCTGCGTGAATCGCTTCGGCAATGGCAGTTTTGTTCGGCTCAAGATTGATCTTTGCACCATCCCCCAGGGCCTTCAGAACGTCTTCGCTGGGGAGTTTTTTCAAACCGGTAATTGACTTAATGCGCATGAATTCCGCAGGAATCTTGCCGTCTTCGGTAATAACGCTTTCACGCGGCTTGCAAAGAGTGACGCAAAGGCCAGTTTTTCCGTCAGTAATTGTTTTGTACTGATTGCGCGTCATGCGGTAAATGGCGCGGGCCTCGGCCTTTTCCTGCGTTCGTTTTAAGCGCTCAAGAATCTTCTTTGAATCGTCAATGTGGGCTTTCAGCGCGGCAATTTCTGCATCCAGGCGACGAATGAATCGGACTGAACCGGCGATGATGTCGCACATCTCCCCCTTTAGGCTTTCCACTTCGGCCTGCGCCTTTTCTGTTTCCGGGTTTTTCAGAATTTCGCCTGTTTCGGGGTCTACCGCTTCTTCGGCCATGGCCTCCGCTTCACGCTGAATCGCGGCCTCAATATCATCTTCGACATCGTTGCCCGTGCGCCGGTTCGGGTCTTTCATTTTTTCGATGATCATTGGGAATACCTTCAAAAAAAGCGCCCACCTGGGGCGCTTCGTTGCTCTTATTGGTTATCAGAAGAAATCTTCGGGTTCCGGTGCAGGCGGCATCCCGGCGCTTCCAGTAGTCTGCGCAGGCTGATGCGCAGGAGCACCATAAGCGGCAGCATCATTCACCGGGGCATTACTGCGCACAGGCTTATCTTTGAGCGTAGCAAAGCGAGATTCAACCACTGTAGCCTTATCCGCTTTTTCCAGAATTTCGCGGGCGCATTTGCCGTTTGCGGGATCGAATGGCGTAAGGATGTTGAGGTTGAAACTCTCACGAACAACGCCAGTATTGTCCGTATACAAGCGGTCTTCACGCTGAATCAACAAGCCGATAGGCTTCTTTTCGATGTCAGGCAGGGATAGCCCTGATGTTGATCCGACTTGTCTCGCGAGGCGTTACGGCCATAAACAACGCCTTTAACGGCGTCCATTTTGGATACACCGAGACACACCATCATTGCATCAATGATGTCGGCGCCAAACGTGCGCTCACCGGTCTTTGATGTGATATAGGTGCGGATGAAGGCAACGCGGTCCCCGGTACCTTCAGACACATTGCCGTTAGCATCCTTTTCCTTCCACTGTTTGCACTTGAATGCAATCTCAAGGTACTGAGCGCCGCTCTTTCCTTCGGCAATTTCTGCCTGGGCAATGAAGCCGGAGTAAATACCTGTATGGCTGATGCCGGAGAAACCGGCAACGGCTGAGGCGCGTTCATCGTTTCGCGTGAATGATGTAATCATCTTTCGTTTTGTCCTTCGTTATTAAACGTGTTGAGGAATCTCGTAGAACTGACAAATTTTTGTATCTACAAGTGCTAAATCGTTTTCGATTTCGTCCGATTCAAAAAGCCCCATCGGGCTTTTCACGGTATCGGCACCGCTGTTATGGGTCAGGAAGCAGTACTTCGCCTGGTCCACTTTGGTGCGCAGAACGGTTGTGAACAACCCTTCTACGCAAATCTTTTCATCAAGCATCCGGCCAAGCGTTTTGATGCGCGTAAAACCGAAATCGTCAGTTTGGGAATGCGCGAGGATGTAAACACGTTTGTTTGGCCCTAACTCACTGGCAGCCTTCGCAATGTCGAAACCGGCGCCGCCGATATCCGTGAATTTGTCGTAGCCCTTCAAATTGCGCATTCGCATAAACATGAAGGAAAGGACGTACTGCCAATCATCAACAATGACAATTTCACGGTTGGTTTTGCTCATGGCTGAAACGATGTGGGCCGCATCATCGGTTACGTAAATGTTGTTTCCGTCCCCTTTTGCCCGAATCTCGGCCCATCCCTTTGCAGGGAAGGGGAGGGGCTTGCGCACCGGCTGAATCAACAGGCATTGCGCAGGGTCGAGGTTACGCAGGGAAGCCGTTTTGCCGGTCCCTGACGCGCCTAAGATAAGCGTCGCAATAGACATTTGCGCTATACTCCTTTTGTACGTTTGGTGGTTCTCTTCCCAACGAAAACGGCGCAGTTCTCTTCCCCTGCGCCGTTTTTGTTTTTCTTATTCGGCGGCCTTCGCCGCTTCACATTGACTTCGCCAGTATGCGAAAAGTCGTGCCTTTGGACGTTCTATACCGAACTCCCGGCACCAATGACGAAAAACCCGCAGATCCGCGGGCTTCTTTGTGTGCTTCATTACGGACCTCCGAACGGGTCATAGTTGCGAAATTCACGCTCTGCGGCTCTGTCCTCAGCGGCTTCAGCGCGTCTTTCAGCTTCGATTTCGCGGCGCAGGTCATCATCCTCTTCGTCTTCGTCTTCATCAGCCTGACATTCGCAGTACCGGTCATAATCCGCGGCCGGGTCATCCGTAGTGCTCCAAGTCTTCCGCCTCACGCGGCGGTTTTGAAGGTCCATTCTTCGCCCCCGTACTGGATGAAGTTGTTCGGATCATGCAGAGCGATTTCTCGAATCACCAAGCCTTTCAGGAAGTCCGTAAGGGCCGGATGTTCCGTTTCTTCGCCGTTAAGGATGCGGATGCACAGGGCTTTGACTTCGGTCCCGATATCACATCGAACACCGTAAGAAACTTCCTCGCCCAGTAAGTAAAACTTCGCGGCCAATTTGTCCGGTTCCGCCTTCGCCATATCGCACTTCACGATTTCGATGCTGTCAAACCACAGCTTTTTTGCTTCTTCGTTTGTCATTGCAACCTCATAAAAAAACGCCCTTTTGACTGCCTGCGAAGCGGCAATGCACCAGTCCAAGCAGACAAGAGAACGCAGGCAGTCAAAAAGGCGCGAGAAAGGGAAATAGGGCTTTCAGATGCAGGCGCAGTTACTTTTCTTATGTTGCTGACAATTAGCGACCCTCGAAACCGCGCCTTTAGAACCCTGATGCATCAAAACACAAATACATCGGTCGCCAAGGAGATCGAGGATAAAGACTTACACACCTGAAAGCCCAATTGGGCGAGCTGCAGGAATCACACTTCTATATGAATTGCCGATGCGATTTCCTTTAGACCCGAGCGTTGAGAAGGCACGGTGTGGCGCGTATCGGCATCAACCACATACACAGCTCGAAAAAGCCCAGTTCAGGACGCTAGCAGTCCAATCTACTACCGGCGTCCTGAAATCGGCTCTTTAATGCCCGTCTATTCCGGGCCGTCAACCTCGCGGGATAATGTCTTGTCACCAACAAAACCCAAGAGGAATTTTCTCCATGACTGATTTGGATTTCTTTAAAAATCTTGCCCTGGCAATGGTTCAATCAGGCGCCATAAAACTCGGTCCTATTGATCTATCTAATGGCGTCATGTTGTCTGAAGATAAAATCAACGAGTTTTACAACGCCGGATCAATAGTCCTAATCATGGCCGAATTGGCTTGCCGCCGGCTTGAGATTGCTTCCGGCGAAGGCGTAGAAACTGACGCCACACAGAACGGCTGACATTTTCAGGCTTCATAAAACACCTCAAAAACAGAAAATCAAACATGATTACCCTATCCAAAAGGTACTCATGTTTGATCTCATGAGTAATCGGCCTTTTCGCATCACCGCAGGTTGTTACCCCCTGACATGGCTCCCAGTAGGCTGATGATGTATAGCGCTTGCAGGTGCGCTGCGCATATGTCCCGATTGGTGTGGGCACCACTCCACGCTCAGGAAACAGGGTACTTTCAACCCCTCAGTGCACGCCGTCAGTGACGCTCACTCAAGCAGTAAAAACCGCTCTTTTGTTTGCCCCATCCCACCGCCCAGGCCGTTAAAAGGAATCGGCGAAAAGGGGCAAACAGAAGAACGATTTGTTCTTCTTGCCGGGCTAGTACCCCGGCAATGAAAGCAACACATATCCGAGGAGGACGAAGCCAGCGGCCGCAATGGCGTTCTCGAACCATTCTTTTTTCATGCCAGCACCCCTTTGATGAAGAAAGCGACAAAGGAAAGGACCGCAATGACGATCGCCACGTTTGCCTGTGACCAAAAACGATCCTCGGCAATGTCGGCCAGAAGGCCCATCCGGAATGCGTAGTCGAGAGTCATTTCTTTGCTCCTTTGAGTAAAAACCTTCTAAGAGGAAGTTGCCTCTGTAAGCGGCGGGACTTGGGATGTCATTTGCGCTTCCCGAAAAGCCGTGCTTAATTTCTGATAAGCGCATATTATCATCTTTGCGTGAATTTGCAAAGTCGTGCAAATCGCTTGTTGATAAGCAATGATAAGAAATGTTGACAAAAGGCAAAGAAAAAGCCGCCCGAAGGCGGCTGAGGCTTACAAGTAAAGCTTTAAATCAGGGCGCGGATTTGTGCGCAGGCGTAGCAACGCCCGATAACGTGTACCGTATCTTGTTCCCCGACATCAATCGGCGGGTATTTGATATTGTCGCTGATGATGCGCAGACCAGACGGCAGAATTTGCAAACGCTTCACGAACAACGCGCCGTTCATTTGTATGGCGTAGAAACCATCTCTGCGCACGGCTGTATCTGAAATATCCACAATTACAGCATCCCCATCTTCAACGGTCGGCGCCATACTGTCCCCGGCTACGGTGATGATGTGAAGGCTATCCGGGCGTGCGGTTGGCGCATAACGGCGCAGAAACGCCGGTGATACGCGAATACTGCGCAGAATCAGTTCCGGCGATTCGATGAAGGAACCGCCGCCGCATGACGCTTGAACGTTATACAGCGGGATTGAAATCGAATCCGGCGCCATGCCTTCATCCTTCGGCGCTTCACCTTCGCCATAAAGAATGTAGGCCGGAGATACGCCGAAATATTCGGCCATAACCTCCACTGCCTTTTTACTCGGTTCATAGGCTCCGCGTGCCCACTGGCTCAGGCTTATCGGATTCCCTAAGTTCATGCGCTTTGACAGTTCGCGCATTGATAAACCGCTTTGCTTCACCAGTAATTTGATGCGTTGAGAAATTTCGTTGTTCAAACTGGCCTCCTTGCGGGTATGCAAAGAGTGTAAAGCAAATGTTTGCAATAGGTGCTAAACTTACATTGTCATGAATAAATGGAGTAGCTTACTCCTTGCTAAGGATTGTTTATGAATGTCGTAGAAGCAGCCGTTAAGAAGGCAAAGACCGTTGACGGTAAGACCCAGGAAACTTTGGCCGAAGAAATCGGCGTTACCCGCGTTTCGGTGCAACAGTGGATGCGTCAAGGCTACGTGAGCGAAAACTACGTTATGCGTTTCGCTAAAGCCACCGGCGTAGCCCCATGGACGATCAATAAGCTTGCGAAAGAGCTTGCAGAAGCCGCAGCCGCTTAAGTGTTAGGCGATCTATGAGCGTTAAAGCCGTTAACTACGTGAAAGCCCAAGCGCGAGCCGGAGGGTTTGCTCAGGCCGTGTTGCTCTTTCTCGCCGACTGCCACAACGCAGACTCAGGTCAATGCAATCCGCGTCGCGAAACGATCCGAGAATTTTTTAGTTCGGAGGACGAGCAGTGCTCGATGAAACGTATTGACCGAGCTCTAAAGGAACTCAGGGACAAAGGCTTCATTCGTTCTGTGAAGCGTGCTTGTAAATCCGGTGTGCTCAATTGGTACGAAATTGTTGGTTTAGCGGCTGAGGGTAGCCCCCAAAATGGGGGTGGGGTAGCCCCCAAAATGGGGGTGAGGGGTAGCCCCCAAAATGGGGGTGGGAACCGTAATAGGAACAGTAAAGAACAGGAAGAGGTCGCTGACGCTCCTCTCGCGCTCGTTCCGGTCTCGCACAGCGAGCCCGAAAAAAACAAGAAGGGAAGCCGGATCACGTTCACAGAGCTAACGCCTGAACTCAGAGAGCAGGCGATGAAAGTATGTCCTGACTTATCTCCTGAACAGGTTGCCTATGAGTTCGACTGTTTCCTTGACTACTGGAGAGCGAAAGCAGGCGCAGGCGGCGTTAAACGGGATTGGGCCGCTACATGGCGCAATTGGATCCGCAGAAGCAAGCAGTTCGGATCGATCGGAGGTCGCCAGCTGGTCTCACAGACTCCGGCCGTTGATGAGTTCAAACAGGCTGTTATCTCCAAACGTAAGTACGAAGAAGAGGAGGCAGAAGCAGCAGGGCTGCTTTTTGGATAATCATGCTGACGCCCGAAGAAATCGACGCCTTTTTTAACTCTCGCAGGTATCTTGAAGGAACCGACGTAGAAATAGGCGTATATAGGCCGAAAGAACAACAGCAGATAAATTTCGTGCTCGCGCCAGCCTATTGCCTAATCCCTGACGGGTTCGAGTGCGGTGACGGTAAGGCACCTTTTTTTGGCGCTATTAACTACTACATCCGGGAGAGCGACAACATTGCAGACATTCCGCCGGAGGTGTGGACTGACCGGATTTGTGAGATCGAATACGTGCGCGGGTCAGAGAGGCGAGCGCGCCAGTTAGCGATGATGATCCGCGACAAAGCACGAGACAAGTCGTGTTATTGGACGCCTGACGGCATTCTTGTTTTCCTTAAAAACAAACACTGGCAGAAATTCGGAGAACTACCCTATGCAAGACAAGACAATCAATGAAATGACGATGCAACCGCGTGACTACTCGCCCGCATTCGCCGCGTGGCAACAGTCCGCCCGCAACGTGATCTATCGACCTGACCACTTTGAAGACCCATTGTTTGGCATTATCGAGGGTCGCTTAGCAGGCACGCCGTGCGTATTCGACCAGCGTCTAGCCTTTAGAGAAGGCGAAGTCACGATGTGGGCCGGGCAAAATGGCAACGGCAAGAGCCTGCTCACCGGGCAGGTCGCGTTACAGCTTTTGGCGGCCGGGAAGAAGGTCGGCATTCAGTCTTTTGAGATGACGCCCGTTAGGACTCTTTATCGCATGTTGCGTCAGTGTTGGGGGCGTCTGCCGACCAAATTCGATGCGCAGGCGAACGAGAAGAAAGTACATAACTTTTTGATGTATTGCCGCGACGCAGGCCTGCTCCTCTCGAACGAGAAGTCTTCGATCACGATTGAAGGTGTTCTCGGCGTGTCGGTCGTTATGGCGCAGGACTTCGGCTGCAAGCACATCTTTATCGACAACCTCATGAAGGTCGTTCATGCGGAAGACGATTACACAGGCCAGAAAGAGTTTGTTCAAGGATGCTGTCAGATTGCTCGCGAGCTCTCTGTGCACATCCACATCGTTCATCACGTTCGCAAGGGCGGGAGTGAGAAGGACGAAATCGACAAGTTCGCAGTTCGCGGTTCGTCAGCGATCGTTGACCAGATCGACAACCTCGTGCTTATCCGCCGAAACATTGAGAAAGAGCGACTCGCAGAACAGCGTGAGCTCTCTCCGACAGAAGATCAGGACGCAGGCGACTCGATCCTGCGTATTTCAAAGCAAAGAAACGGGGATTTTATGGGCACCGTGCCGCTTTGGTATGACAAGCAAGGTGCTGTGTACTGCACCAGCCCGGAGAGAGTGCTTCCGAAGCTCTGTCCGAAGAGCTGCTTACCAAAAGACTGTGGAGGAGATTGAAGTATGAATGACCACGTACTCGCGCTTCTCTATTTGTTGCTTGGCTCTGTGATGATGGTTCTTTTCCACGTTGAAACGCTCACGGGGCAGGGGCTATTCGCTCGCATACTAGCAGTCGTCTCAGCAGTCTTTTTCTACGTGTCGGCGGCCAATGTCGTCTTTTACAGGTAACTCATGACTTTGATGAACTTTGACAAAAGGCTACTCATATGAACAACCCGCTTAATGAACCGCTGGTGTGCATCCGCATCCGGGAAGCCGAAAAGCTTCAAGTGATGCTGCGTAGTTATCTGCAGGAAATTCCACGCATCGAATTGCCGAAGAAACGCGCAGATGCGATTGCCATGCTGAATTACATCCGCACCTTGACTGATGACGCAAAGAACAAAAAGGACGCAATGGAGGCCGCCAAATGATTGAAGAATGGATTGAATACCGCAAGGACGACCCCGCAACACACCCGGGGTTTGAGGGCGCGTACCTTGTCACAATTCTCAGCAAGACCGGGGCGCGGTACGTGGAAATCAGGCCGTTTAGCTTTTCCTCACTTTTTGCCGGGGACTGGTCGCGCTACAGCGTGCAGGCTTGGCGTCCAGTTCCGGCCGCTTTCGGCGGGACGGCTACCGCGCAACAGCTCGCATGGGGGCTTACTTTCGACCCCTTCGAGTGCGCAACCATCATGACAGGGCTGAAAAATCTCCTGGACCTTTACTCAGAACTCATTAAGCGCATACCCTCTCTGGCCGAGGTTTCAGCCTGCCAAGAAAGCCTAAACGACGTGACAGAGATCAACGACAAGATTGGCGATTACTTTGAGGCGCTACAGAACGCTTGCATCCGTGAGGGGGCGGCATCGTCTCGTAGCCTCGGCGAGGACGAACAGCAATGATTGACTATTTCTTTTTCTTTGTCGGCAATGCCTGCGTTCTGGCGCTTTTGCTCGGCGTTTTTCGAGGCTACTTTAACCGCGTCTGGGCTTGCATTTTTTGGGTCGGCATTGTCGCCGCCCTTCACGCGGACGGCTATCACGCTGAGGCAACAGAAATCAACCGTCAGGTTCACGCCCAGCGCGAGGCCGCTATCCGCAATCTTTGGGTGCACGGCGCGCCGCAAGAACGTAAGGCCGCCGAGGCCTCGAAAATTGACGAATTCATGCGCGTGATTTTCGGGAGGTAACAGATATGAGCCGCCCCAGCTACTTTGAGCCGTATCAAGTTCCGCCCGGATACTTTGACGAAGAAATCCTACTGCTTGAGGGTGTCAGGAAACACGCCGACGCCCACGGCAATACGGACGTTTTACTGGTTGCCTCGATTGCCCTCGATTTCGTCCTGAAGATTACTTCCCGCATGGGCACGCGCGAGACCTTTATCAGCTTGATTGATCTGTGCACGCTGGCACGGACTTCATGGCCGAAGAATCAATTTATTACCGATACGTTTGAAAAGCTGGCCGAAAAAGTTCGGGCAGGGCTTCAGGCGAATGAACGTGCAGGGGGCCGCAAGTGATCGTCCTTACTTTTACGATCAAAGGCCCCGGTGTTCCGAAGGGGCGCCCTCGCTTTACGCGTCAGGGCCGGGCTTATACGCCCAAAGCGACGGAGGACTTCGAGAAGTGGGTCCGGGCAAACGCCAAGCAAACGATGATGAGAAACGGCGTCCGGATGATCGAGTCCGGCGCCGTCAGCATCAAGATCATGTTTCGCTTTGCGCCTCTGGCTTCATGGAGCAACAAACGGCGCCAGGCGGTCATCGCGGCTCGAGCGCCGAAGATCACAAAGCCGGACCTCGACAACCTCGTCAAGGCCGTCACCGACGCTATGAATGCCGTTGTGTACGATGATGACAATCGTATCTACAGCATCGAAGCCTGCAAAATATATGGGCCCGTCGATGACATCGGCATAGAGATTCACTCAGTAACCGAAGAAGGTGTAGACGATGCAGATTAAGATCAAAGGCAGTTACTTTGAAAGCAACTGGAAGCATATTGAGCAGGATAACCCTCGCACCTATCCGCGCCCTTATGAAAAAATCCTAGTGTGGCTCAATGCTTCAGCTTTTCAGTCTCAGGCCGTCAAGCGCTTTTTCGGACATCCTGACTTCTACGCTTTCGGATACCGGATTTCGCCTACCTGTGTCCGGATGCTTCCTGTAAGCGGACGTTCAACGCCGCCTATGGTCAGTATTATTGATATTCGTGCGTTTAAATCAACAGGGCAGGAAGTCGAAGAGTCATGAGCGAAGACCAGATTTTTCGGGCAAGAATTGTCAATTGGGCGCGGTATATCCGGCCCAGTCGGGCACATTCTCCGACCACAATGCTTTCCCGTTATGCCTCAAGCTGGCAGGAGGAACGCTATCGGGAGGTTCCGGGCGAAAAGGTTGATGTGGATGATGCTCAATTGCTTGAAAAGTCCTTCCCCTGGCTTGATGCCTCAGATCGAAAGCTGTTGAAGGATTGGTACGTCAATTTGTACTCAATCGGCAAGATGTCCCGCGTTAACCACATTTTCTTTCGTAACGTGGTTTTACGGGTTCAAGCCGCAGAAAGGCGTTTTCGGGATGCAGTCGAGGCCGTATCCACACGATTTGACAATTGTCAAAAAACGGGGTTTAATTCGCTTCAAGAAAATTTGAACCGCGGAAGCGTTTAAAAGTCACGGAAATACCCGTGCCCTTTTTGCACCCTGAAGAAATAACCCGTATCGATTGATGCGGGTATTTTTTTTGCGCATTCTGCTTATCTGTTCTGTACGTGGTGCACTGCGCTCGCACATGGCTATAAAACCTAGAGAGGGACGATATGGCTAAGAAACCTGCGCCCCAAAAGAAAAAACGGGGGCGGCCTTCAAAATTCACCCAGGCACTTGCTGACCGTATCTGCGCAATGATCCGCGAAGGTATTTCAGAGCGTGAGATTTGTGATATGCCGGACATGCCGTGCATTCAAACGTTGTGGAATTGGAAAGACGCGCATCCTGAATTTCTTGAACAGACCGTGCGCGCGCGTGCACAAAGCGCAGAGCTATTCAACCGGCGGGCCACGCGGGTTGCAGAGGAAACATCCGATTTCGCAGACAAGGTTGCAGATGGCCAAATAGAGATTGGCGGGGAACCGCTACGGCATCTCCCCAGTGGCTATGTGGAAGCGAAAAAGCTTTTGATTCAGCAACTGAATCGTGAGGCTGGACTTCGTGACGATAAGAATTTTGGAGATCGTAAGCGCGTGGCCGTAACCGGCGCAGACGGCGGCGCGGTGAAGGTTGAAGAAAAAACCGACCTTTCGGGCTTGCCGCTGGCGAAGCTGAAGGCGGTGAGAGAGCTACTTTATGGCGAAGCCGCAGAGGATTCCGAGTCTAATTGAACTGGACCAAGAGATTGCAAAGCGCAGTTTGGCCGAATTCTGCAAAATGGCGTGGGCGGTACTCGAACCGGCTACGCCGATTAAGTGGGGCTGGGCGCTTGATGCTATGTGTGAGCATCTTGAGGCCGTGCATTCGGGCGAAATCAAGCGCCTGTTGATGAATGTTCCCCCCGGCATGATGAAAAGCCTGCTTACGGGCGTTTTCTTCCCTGCATGGGAATGGGGGCCGTGCGGCGCCGCTCAATTGCGTTACCTGACTACGGCTCACAAAGAACCGCTGGCCGTGCGCGATAACATGAAATGTCGCCGTCTGATTCAGTCGGATTGGTATCAGGAACGCTGGCCGGTGAAGTTGACCGGCGACCAGAACGCAAAGACAAAGTTTGAAAACGTAGAAACGGGCTTTCGCGAATCCATGAGTTTCCGAAGCCTGACCGGTTCGCGTGGTGACAGGGTGATTATCGACGACCCGTTATCCGTTGACGATGCGTTTTCTCAGCCTGCGTTGGATGCCGCAGAGCAAACCTTTCTTGAAGCCGTACCAAGTCGCGTAAACAATGAGAAAAGCGCAATCATCGTAATCATGCAACGTTTGCATGAGCGCGATACTTCGGGAATCATCCTTGAGCGCGATTTGGGCTATACGCACTTGATGTTGCCCATGCGCTTTGAGGAAGCCCGGCGCTGCGTTACCTCTATTGGCTTCAAAGACCCTCGGACTACCGAAGGTGAACTGCTTTTTCCTGAGCGCTTCAGCGAAAGCCAGGTGAAGGAACTGGAAGCCACGATGGGGAGCTACGCCGTTGCAGGGCAGTTACAGCAGCGGCCTGTCCCGGCAGGCGGTGGGCTTTTCAAGGCCGAATGGCTTAAGTTTTGGAGTGCCGAAACTCTCCCTGACAAATTTGACAGTTACGTTTCTTCATGGGACTTGACCTTTAAAGAAACGGCCACATCTGACTTTGTGGTTGGGCAGATTTGGGGAAAGAAAAAGGGCTGCTTCTATCTGCTGGATCAAGTTCGCGGGCGGATGGATTTCGTCAAGACGCGCCGGGCCTTCATTGATTTGGCCGAAAAGTGGCCGAATGTCATTCGAAAGCTGGTCGAAGATAAGGCAAACGGCCCTGCGATTATCAGCGCCCTGAAAGAAACGGTGAGCGGCATTACGCCGGTAACGCCGAAAGAATCGAAGGAAGCGCGTGCATCAAGCATTACGCCGTTGTTTGAGGCTGGCAATGTGTTCTTGCCGCCGCCTGACCTTTATCCCTGGGTAAAGAAAGAACTGGTGCCGGAAATGTTGAGTTTCCCTGCTGGCGCTCACGATGATCAAGTAGACGCCTGTACGCAGGCCATTTCTGACTTGCACGGGAAGCCCGGCTGGCGTTTTCATCCTACTAACCTCGCGGCGCTCAGACGCTTTTAAAAAGACTGCGCCGCAGGCTACGCCCCAGGCGCGGCCCATGATGCACATTGATTCGGCCATGACGCAGGCTCTTTCCGACCTCAACGCAAAACCGGGTTGGAAGATTCATTCTACAAATCGCGCGCTGCTGCGCACGGGATTCAAATTCTGAACATGAGCAAGAAAAAGGAAAAAACTTCCCTCAAGCGCAAAATCGCAGCCAGTGCAATGTCTTCCAATGCTGCGGATCTTCGCGCCGAGCAAATCAAGGAAACCAAGAAAAAGTTCCTTGAAAACTGTCGGCTCCCGGAAACTCTCGGCTTTGGCGTCGGCGAAGAAGCAAAGGAAGCGCGTACGGCAATGGACGCGGCTTTCAGCGACAACGTGGGCATGGACGCAATTTTTGAGACGCTTGCCGGCCACGCCGTTGACATGGGGCAGTTCCCGTATACATCTTTCGTTGGGTACGGCGTACTGCAGCAGATTGCCCAAAACGGCATGATCCGAAACTGCATCAAGACGGTTGCCGACGACATCACGCGCTCCTGGATCACGATCAAGGGAGGCGAAGAGACGCCCCCGGAAAAAATTGCCGAGCTTCAAAACGCGCAGGAAAACGACTACCACCTGCGTTCCCTTTTCAATCAAGCTGTGGCGAAGGTTGGCTTCATGGGCGGCGCCTTCATCTTTGTCCAGACAACGCCAAGCCCCGAGAGCGGCGGAGACATTGACTTGTCTTTGCCGCTGATTGTTTCGGATTACTCGGCAGAGATCATGCAAGGGTCAACCATTAAGTTCCTTGTGATTGATCCGATCAATGTATCGCCTGCTTGCTACAACAGCTTTGATCCGCTACGCGCGGACTACATGACGCCGCGCGAGTGGCTGGTGTTGGGGCGGAGAGTGAACGCCACGCGAATGCTCACGCTCTACGCCAATGAGCCGCCAGTTCTGCTTAAGCCGATGTACAACTTCCTCGGCATCTCGCAGGCACAAATCCTGTGGGATTACGTTTTGCATTGGAATGAGTGTCGTGTCGCGTCTCAGGAGCTTATCAAGAAGCTGAGCCTGCTGATCTACTACACGAACATGCAGGATCGCATGAGCACGCCCAACGGCGTGGCTGAGATGGACGACGTGATGACCGTCCTTCAACACTACCGAAACAACAACTCGGTCTTTGTCGCAAACGCCGACACTGACAAGGTGGAAAACGTTTCGATGACGATTGCCGGTGCGTCGGACATCGTGCGGCAGGCGCAGGAGATGATTGCCGCTATCAACCGGACGCCGGCAGTGAAGCTATTTGGCATCAGTCCCAGCGGCTTCAATGCCACCGGTGAGAGCGACCTACGCAATTACAACGACCACATACGCAGTCAGCAAGAGTTGTACCGTCCGGCACTGCAGAAGTGCCTCGATGCGATTCAGCTGGTTTTGTGGGGGAAGATCGATCCTCACATCACGTTCGAGTGGAACGAGCTCGACATGAACAACGAGACGTCGCTTGCGGCTAACTTCAGCGCCCGCATGATGGCACTTGCCACCCTCAAAGATCGGAACGCCATCAGCGCCGAAGAGATGCGCAAGGCGGCCAGACTTGAGAAAAGCGGCCGTCTTGAGTGGCTGGGCGACGAGGCACCGGAAGAAGATGAAGGCGACCTGATGACGGATTCGGGAATCCCGGATTTCCTTTCTCAGCTGAGCAGCGGATCGGAGCACGCCGATGGCGAAGAAGATCAAAACCGCCCGAGCGATTGAAGCAAATGCGGGTATTCAGCAGAAGTTCAAAAAGAAGCTGCTGACCTTTTCCCGCGCCTTCTCGACCGAGATTGTTAAAGCGATTCTGCTTGACTTGGCCGATAACGGCCTGCTTGCGCAAGATCGGAGTTTGACAAACCCGAAGAACCCGCAGGACAAAAGGACGCTGCAGGAAATCTCAAAAATGGTTTTGGCCAAGTGGAGTCGCAATCCTGAATTTTTCAAGGATCACGTCGAGCAGTTTATTGCCCAACACCTGGGCAGTTGGATTGCCAAGGCAACGCCGCAGGCGCGAAAGATTGCCGAATGGGTGGCCCGCTCGACTGCGGCGGATGTGACTGCCAGCCAGCGTCAGGCTTACGTCGCTGCGGGCCTCCCACTCGACTTTATGGCCGAAAAATGGACCGTCCCGGTCGTTCGTCAGCGCATCAGCCAGAAGGCTGCCGATGAGCTCCCATCGATCATCGAGTGGAGCACGAATCTCATCACGAAGATGGCCGTCAATGACGTGCAACGATTGCAAGACGTGGTCGTCTCTACGCTGGCTGACGGGAAAAACATTACGAGCATGAGAAAACTGCTCGGCGTGACTTCGGGCTTTGATGCGGACCGTGCCAGGCGCGTGGCCATTGACCAGACAAACAAAATCGCAAACGGCATTTTGAGGGCGAACGATTTTTCGTTGGGGATCACTGAAGGCATCTGGGTGCACGTTCCCGGCCGGTTTTCCTCACGTGAAACGCACAAGGCCATGAATGGGAAGCGGTTCGACTTGGCAAAAGGCATGTTCGATCCGGCTGTCAATCGTTTTGTCAGCTGTGCGGAACTTCCGTTCTGTCGATGTGTTTACCGGCCTGCTTTGAATTTTTCTCAACTAGTGAAAACGAAATGAAAACTTCACTTGCCTACGACAAGGCCGTGAGTTTTCGTTGGCACGATCAGGACGGTCGGCTTCACGTTGATCGATCCAACCTGACTCGGGTGCAGGTGGCGCCTTATCGTGGCGCAGAAATTCCTGGATGTGAGGAGTTGCACCTTTCGCCGACGAAAATTTATTACGGCTTTCGTCCCCCAGAGGAGCTGGGAGACGAAGAAACAGTGAAAAGCGTGATCGGCATCCCGATCCAGCTCAATCACCACCTTGACTATCCAGATGCACCGGCGATGGACACCCGCGTCGGCAGCACTGGGGATCAAGCGCGATTTGACGGGACGTTTTTGTCGAATTCGCTTCACTTTCAAAATGAGAGCGCTTGCCGCCGCATTCGCGACGGGAGCATGAAAGAGCTTTCGCTGGCTTACAGCTACGACCCCGATTTCAATTCGCCGGGCGTCTACAACGGCCAGCACTACGATTTCACGATGCGGAATATCCGGGGGCAGCACCTCGCGCTCGTGGAAGAAGGGCGCGCAGGGCCTTCCTGCGTCGTCGAGGATCATGCCTTGGAGGAGATAAATTCAATGGACATGGATGACAAGGTGCCCCCGATCGGGGCAAACGATGGCGATGAAGAGCCGGTCGAAAAGGCCGAGGTCAAGATCGCCGATGCGATGGGGATGCTTGCGGAACTTCTGCGCGGGCTCCACAAAACCAATGCACAGGGGGAAACTGTGGCAATCACGGAAGACATGGACAAGGACGCGAAGATTCGAGAAATCGCCGCGATGTTTGCAAAGCTCGGCGCCGACGAGGAGGACGTGAAGAAGCTCACGGACTCGCTCTCTGATCTCGCCTACTCGCCTGATGAAAATCAGACGGCCGAGGACGATGACGAGGACGAGGTTGTCGAGAAGGAAAAGGTCGAGGAAGAGACGCCGGACGGCACAGAGACCGACGAGTTCGAAGACATTGCCAGAGACGCCATTAAGGCCTGCGGCTACGACAACGAATCGGAAGAATTTCAGCGTGCTTTTGCTGAAGGCGTCAAGTACGGCGAACGCAAGGAAAAGCAGGAGCCACAGAAGCTCGATCGAGAGCATGAACGCGAAGGCGAAGAGCGCTATCTGCATGGAGCTCAGGACGCCAAGATGCTGAGCCGCCGCATTGCGGCTCTGGAGAATGCCTCCCTCATCCGTACTGCGCTGGACGAGTGCTCGACGGTCATTGGCAAGGCTCGCGCAACGGCCTTTGACAGTGCCGACGCCGTGTACCTTGCCGCGCTCAAGCAGCTCGGTGTTTCTACTGCTGGCATGAGTCGCAAGAACGCCCGTGAAAAATTTCTCGGCGTTGTGCAGGGTATGTCTCTGGCGGCCAAGCGTCGCGAGGTAGCAGCGGACTCCGCGAAAAGCCTCAAGGTGCCGGACATTGCCAAGGGCATCCGAGTCAATGTTTCTTAAGGTGAAAACATCATGCAGAAGACTGTGAATCTTTATCCCGCCGTTGGCGTTCCGGGTCAGGAAGTCAACGTGCACACGGCGATCTACACGCCGTTCAATTACATTAGCGACGGCACCGCGGCCGCCGGCTCTTTTGTTTTCGTGAAGGCGAACACTGACAACACCGGCGTCGTCTATCCGCTGGCATCGGCCACCGGATCAGGCACCGTCATTGGTCTCGTGGAGAATACCTTCACGGGCACGCTGGCCTACAACCAGGACGGCACCCTCATCTATCCTCAGGGCGCAAACCTGACGATTGCCGTTCGCGGCGACTACTACGTCGCGGCTTCCGGTGCGGCCACCGTTGGTCAGGCCGTGCTTTGCAACCCTGCCAGCGGCGCCATCACCTACGGCACCCCCGGCACCGCCAACGATACCGGTTGGGTCGTCATGACGCCGGCAACTAATGCGGGCGACATCATCATCATCTCGAATCGTGGCGTGGGCATCACTCCCGCCGCCGGCTAAGAGGTTTGAAAATGGATCAGAATATTGATTGTTTGAAGAAGTTCGGCGTGAGCTCTCCTTACGCCGTGGCAATGATGCCCTATGAGCGCGACGAGCAGGGCAACATCATCGTCAATTACAACGTGTCCGATCGCAAGATCGCGCAGGACGCAGCGATGAGCACGATTCCCAACGTCGGAATCCCGTCTGCCTACCTGACCTATCTCGATCCGCAGATCACGACGATTCTCTTTGCCGTGATGAACGCGACTCAGCTTTTCCCTGAGGCGCGTAAGGGCACGTGGGTCAACACCTTCATGAACTTCCCGGTTGAAGAAATCACGGGTGACGTTACGCCCTATTCGGATTTCACCAACTCCGTGTCGTCTAGTGTCAACTACAACTTCCCGGTTCGCGAGAACTTCGTTTTCGAGACCAGCCTGAAGTACGGCCTGCGCGAGCAGGAAACCGCCGGTCAGGCCAAGCTCGACTACGCAGGTGCCAAGCAGCGTGCGGCGGCCAGCATTCTTGCCCGTGCGCACAACCGCTTCTACCTTTACGGCGTGGCCAACAAGATGGTTTACGGCGCACTCAACGACCCGAATTTGAACGAGTCTGAGACGCCGGTTTCTGTCAATTCGCAGACGACGTGGGAAGGAAAGGTTGCGGATCAGGGGAACGCGGCGACGATTTCCAATGTGATTTTCAACGACATTGCCAAGTTGGTGACCTCGCTTATGGGGAACAACGCCGGCAACGTGGATCAGAACACGGACATGGTTCTTGCGGTTGCTTCGGATCGTTACAACTACCTTTCGATCCCGAACTCGTTTGGCCTGACCGCCTTCAATTTGCTCAAGAGCAACTACCCCAACATGAAGGTGATCCAGCTCCCCGAGCTCAGCACCGATTCCGGGTCGATGCTTTATCTGACCGTCCCGAAACTGCTTGATGAGCCGACCGCTGAAAACGTCTACGCTGAAAAGATGCGCTTCGGCAACGTTGAGAACTACTCGTCGTCCTGGGTGCAGAAGGCATGGGGCGCCACGTTCGGCTGCGTCATTCGTCGTCCGAATCTTGTGGCAACGATGACAGGCATCTAAACCGTTCAACTTAGAGCAGGAAATGTGAGGAGCCGCGATTGCGGCTTTTTTCTTGCCCAGCGGGGCGAGCTTCGGCTCGTCCCGTTTTCTTTTTGAGGATCAAAAATGGCTGGTAAAAAGAAGATCAACGCCGATCAAGTTGAAACGGCGGACATCGTTGGTAGCACGCTCGAAAAAGAGCCCGAGGAGGTTTCGGAAAAGGAAGAAACCATTGCGATTGCCTGCAACCTTCCCTTCGGTCTCAAGTTCACCGATGTGCCCTGTGGAAATGGAGCAACCAAAACCGTCATTTTCCCCGGCATCAACTCTGCGCTTAAGGGGAAAAAGAGCGGCATCCTTGCCCTCCCCGGAAACGCTATTTGCGTCACGTTGCTGAAGAAGGATTGGGACGCAATTGTCAAGATGCACGGTAAGGAAATTGCCTTTATCGGTCGAAATGGCCGTATGCCTTGCATCTACCCGGTTGGTGACAAGAAAGGATTCAAGGCTGCGGCCTCGGAAATCGCCGAGATGAAAAACGGCCTTGAACCTATCGACCCGAAGGCCGAGGGTGTGAAGGAAAAGAAAGAGGAATAGCTAATGACGCCCTACGTGATGAATTTTGAAAACTTCCGTGCGATTTACCCAGCATTGACGGATGAGGTCGTCTCGGACGACCAGTTGAAATTTCTGTGGGGCGTTATTGAATCTATGTTGGGCGACGGGCAAGGGAATTTCATTTACCCAGAACCGCAAAATAGCCCCATCCTCAATGCAGCTCTGTGCCACCTCGTGACACTTGAGACGAATGGACTTTCCCAGCCCGGGCGCTTGTCTTCTGCGTCTCAAGGCAGCGTCTCCACTTCCTTTGACAACCTCAACATCAAGTCGGAGTCTGGGCAGTGGTGGAATCAGACGAAGTGCGGCGCGCTCTTTTGGGTGCTGACGCAGCGGTATCGCGTGGCCTGCCGACTCTACGGCGGCCGAGACTTTCACCCGTGGGGGTGACGAATGAAACCGACTGTCAAAATCTCTGTCAAGAACGCCGAAACCATTAAGAAATTGGCCACATTGGCGAAGCCCGCAGAAAAGGGAACGGCTTTCAAGGTGGGAATCATTGATGATCCTGAAGTTGCGACCTATGCGGCTTACAACGAGTTTGGATGGGTGCAGCGAGTTACGCCAAAACAGTCTGTCTACTTGAGCGGAAGGCTAAATTACAGCGTCAAAAAAAATGGATTTGCCAATGCGCCGATCAAGCCGGGAATGACGCTAAGCAGCCCGCCCCGGCCTTTTCTGCGCGGGACGGCAGACGCCAAGAAAGAAGAGTGGCGCGACTTGATCGCTCAAGGGATCAAGACAATCGGTGTCCAACAACTGCCAAAGATCATTGAGTTGGTTGCGAGGCAGGCTCAGGTGGATGTTCAAGAAACCATCAAGAACAACGGAACGGATAAGCAGAAGTTTCCGGACCGGAGTCCGCTGACAAAAGAGCTCTACGAGGGGAAGTTTTCAACAACCTCATCCGGCAGAAAGCGCAAGATCGAAAGCGATTCCGGTGCAGGACGAGACAAGGCGCTCTTTCTTTCCGGTACGCTATTGCAATCTATCGGGTACGAAATCAAATGACAGACGCAAAACGTTTGGGCGCGGCTTTCCGTGCTGGTCTCTTTTTCTCCAGAGGGCGAAATGTTGCCCAAGATGCCGCCAAGTGGATAACCGTTCACCCTAATGGCAAAGGATTAACCAAAACTGGAGAAAAAGCGAAAGGTCAGCCTGTGCTGATTGATGGAGAAACCGGTGAGGTGTTGGGTGGTATGGTCGGAAAGTTCACCGGACGCCACATTTCAGCCGTACCAAAACGCGGGAAGGAAGAACAACATGGCGCGCAGTTGGCCATTTGGTTCTATAAAAACCGAGAAAAAATTGAAGCGGCAAGAAAGGGAATAAGGGCATGAGCTTAAACCTACACGCCATTGTCCGAGGTGCAATCACCTTCAACAATGCTGATCAGACCTTCACCCTTTTCCGGTCGCTCGGGACCTTTTCGCGTGATCCGGCCACGATGGAAACCGTGCCGGACGTATCTTCCGGCGTGACGGTGCAGGGGCAGATACAGTCGATCGGCTCCGACTCGATCGTCCAGACAGAGCGGGTGACATTCGAGTCAACAGTTCGCCGACTTTCCCTCTACGCGCCGTCTTCGCCAAAGGCTCGACCGTGGACGATGTGGCGGCCGCTGGCCCGCTCGGGGGACTATGTGCAGGACGCAAAGGGGTACTTTTGGTACGTCGATGCGGTTCTCGAAGATTTTTCCAGCTCCGGCTGGGTGTCGCTTCAGGTGATTCTTCAGACTGTGACGCCGAACTTGAATTTTGGAGACGGGACCAATGGCTACGGTTGTTGACCTGACTCAAGCGCAGATTTTTTCTGCGGTTGAGCAGTTTTTGCTGAACTTTTCCACGCCTCCACTGACGAGTGACGGTCTGCACGTTATTCCGGGCAATGTGAACGATCAATCTCTCCCCGCCGATGGCGGGGATTTTTGCATCTACACCCCGCTTTTCATGAGTCGGCGGGGCACCAATTCCGAGGATTGGAACACGGCACCGGCAGAGGCCGTGAACTATGCCGAATACGTTGAGACGGTCTGGCAGATCGACTGCTTTTCCCGATCAATGGTTTCTGCCCAGCAACTGGCAACGACCTTCGAGCTGATAGCTCGAAGCGAAGCGGGCGTGAATTTTTTTAAGCCGCTTTCTGTTGATTGCCTGTTTGCTGAAAACTTGAGAAATCTGAGCTTCGTGCTCGACTCGAAAAAATATGTGTCTCGGTGGAGTTTGGAGCTTCACCTAGGCTTCTGGAAACAGATCCAAGTTTCCTTCGACTTTTTCACGTCGGTGAATGTGAACGTCGTCAACGTTGACGTGAGTTTCCCGCCGACTTGAGGCGGTTCTTTGAGGATAGAAAATGAGCATCAATGCTTCTTACCTTGTGAGTTTGACCCCGCGAGTTTTAAGCGGCGGAAGCGCTGACCTTGAGACAAACGGCATGGTGCTGACGAGCACCTACCTTGTGCCAACGAGCGCTCCGGCCATGTCCTTCACGTCGGCAAAGGCGGTGGCGGACGTTTTTGGCGCAGCTTCGCCCGAGGCGAAGTTTGCGCAGCAGTACTTCACCGGCCTGACGAATCAGGCTCAGGCGCCCAAGGCGTTGATTGTCGGTCTGAACATGCAGACCGAAATGGCGGCTTGGATTCAGTCCGCGCCGATCACCGCAACGCTTTCCGAGCTTAAGGCCGTCAGCGACGGTGCCCTGACGATCAACATTGACGGTTCTCCCGTCACTGCGACCGGCATTGACCTTTCCGAGGCCCAGTCACTCAGCGAAGTGGCAACGACGGTTGCGGCCAAATTGACGGGCACGACCGGCGCTTACAACAGCGACCTGAACGCCTTTATCTTCACGACTTCCAAGACCGGTGCAACGGCATCCGTTGGTTACGCAACCTCCGGCACCGGCGGCACCGACCTCTCGTCGATGCTTGGACTGACGCAGGCAGCCGGCGCCGTCTTGTCTCCCGGCGTGGCAGCCATGACGCCCGCACAGAACCTCGATGCGATTGTGGCGGTCACGGCGAACTGGTCGCAGTTCACGACGCTGGCCGAGGTGACCGAGAAGGAAACGGCTGAGGCCTATGCTGCCTGGGCTGACGTGTCCAACGACTACGTTTACATTTTCTGGTCAACCGACTCGAAGATGACGAGACAGACCACGCAGTCTTCGACGATTGCGGCCGTCTTGCAGAACACCTACAACTGCACTGTCATGTTGTACACCGAATCGAACGACGCGGCAGCCGCCGCTCTTGCCTACCCCGCAACTATCAAGTGGGATCAGGAACAAGGCATGAAGGTGCTTTTCGGCAAGTCGGCAACCGGTATTGCGGCCTCCGTGACGGATGAGACTGTGGCGGCAACGCTTGATGCGCTCCGCGTGAGCTACGTCGGCCAGTTCGCAACGCGCAATGCCGAGTTCAGCTTCTTCAATCGCGGCGAAACCGCGAGCTCAATGTACGGGTTCTATGACACCCTGATCGGCATGATCTGGCTGCGGGCGAAGATTCAGCGCGCCTGCATGGATGGTTTCAGCACTGTCAGCCGCGTTCCCTATAACGCCAAGGGCTACACGCTCATCAAAGCGTGGATTTCTGACCCGATTCGTGCGGCCAAGACTGTCGGCGTCATCGACACGGGCCTTGCTCTGTCCGATTCGCAGAAGGCGCAGATCACACAGGAGGTCGGGCAGGACATCAGTAATGAGCTCTTCACGAATGGCTACTACCTGCAGGTTGATGATCCTGATGCCAATGTGCGCGCACAGCGCGGGTCGCCTGTCATGAGCCTCTACATCACTTATGCCGGGTCTGTGCAAAAAATCGAAATGCCAGTAACGGCCACCATCTAAATAAGATCGGTAACCAAGCGGGGCTTCGGCCCCGTTTTTTGTGGGAAAAAAAATGAATCGTGACATCACTTCCGCTGACGTAGCGGCAACCATGACGATTGAAACCCTCTATCCGAGCGGTTTTCAGCTTGAGCTTTTCAACGCGGATCAGGGCCTGATCGCTGATGCGGTTCAGGAGGTTGAGGCCCGCATGTCTCTTGACGGTTACCTGTCTGCCGGCTACACGCCGGCGCCAAAGACCGTCAACATCACTTTCGAGCCGAACTCGCCGTGCATTGTTTACCTGACGACTTTGCAGAACGCGCAGCGCTCCAATCGGCGCCCCTACGAAATCGGTTTGACGGTGTACATCCGCGCCACCGGCGTGACCAAGTATTTCAATCACGGCTACCTGCAGAGCGGCACCCCGATGAGCGGCGTCGGCAAGACTTTGCAGCCGATGAGCTATTCCTTTGTCTTCGAGAGCATTGAGTAAAAGCGATGAGAGAAGTCAAGACCATTTCCATCGATGATAACGGCAAGTCACTCAAAATCCGCGTGACCCCGTTTGACTCCTATAGAGGCTCCTTTTTCATGATTAAGGTCGGCTGCCTTCTTGGTATTCCGGCTCTGTCATCTGCGCTGGGGTCGATGACCCCGGAAAACATTGTCGGAAAAATCGCATCACTGACCATCAAGCCGACTGATGCAAAGTCTCTGCTCGATGAGCTTCTGGAGTGCTGCGCACGAGTGTGCGATGACGGCACGACGGTTGAGCTGTCTCCCGGAACGATTGCCGGCCAGATCGAAGCGCCGGAAACTGTGTTTCTTCTTTGGGTGGCCGCCTTCCGGGCGTCGTTCGATTTTTTCGACGGTGGAAAGTGGAGCGCTTTCCGCGACAAATTGAGTTCGACCTATCGGCAAGTCGCGTGAGCGGCACAGCCGAGTACCAGAATGTACCGCCGCTGATCGGACGTCTGGTCAGCAGCGGGCTGGCTTCTCTGGCCGAACTTCAGACTGTTTACTCGCTGGAAGATGCGATGCAGCTTGATGAAATCTTGAAGATTCGCACCTATCACGAGTGGCTTGCCACAAAGGAAAACGATGGCTAAGGAAACACTGAGCGAGCTTGTCATCGGTCTGTCGTTGGACACCGAAGATTTCCTGAAGGGCATTGAAGTCTCGCTCCAAAAAGTTCAGGAAATCGGCGAAAAAATCCGAGGCGCCCTTGGGGGCGCCGCCGGCGCCGTCAGCACCGAAACGGCTGCCGCCGCCTCGTCGGCAAACGCGGCCGGTGGTGCCGTCGCGATGCTGGGAAAGAAAGCGCAGGAGGCCGGGGACAGCGCTCACAAGAGCTTCAGCAAGCTACCGAAGGTTCTGATGGACATTCGCGGGCGCTTTCTCGGCATCGTGAGTTCGATTTCCGGCGCCGTGGCGGCCACGAAGCTCTTTGACAACTACGTCGGGCAAGGGAAAGGACTGAGCGACCTGAGCCGAAAAATCGGTATGAGCGTCGAGACGATCGACGCATGGAGCAAAGCCAATGAGGCTGCCGGCGGCACTGCCGAGGCCCTGCAGGAGTCGCTCGAATCGTTCTACCGAAAGACCGGCCGCCCGGCGACCGAGTTTCTGCGGCTTGGCGAAAAAATCGAAGGCATGAGCCGCTTGCAGGCTCAGCGCTTCCTTGAGGCGCAAGGGGTTGCGCTCAATGCAATTCCCGTTTTTCTCAACGGGCAGAAAGCGGCCGATGCGCTGGTGGCGAAGTACCGAAAAACCGCCTTCACCACACAAGACGCCAAGAACGCCCAGGCATTCAAGACGGCATGGCTTGATTTCAAGGTTGCGGCGCAGGACGTGGGAAACGTCTTCCTTCGGGCGCTCGTTCCGGGATTGACGAAGGTGATGAACGCCCTTTCTCAGGGCGTCGGCGTCATCCGAGAGAACGTCCGCTTTTTCACGCTCCTCGGCGGCGTAATGGCTGCCGCCTTTGCCCTGAAAACGATTAGGAGCGTCGTGACTATGACGGCGGCGCTCAAGGCCTTTGCCGCCTCTGTGTCTTTCGCTTTCAAACCCTTGGCCGTAGGCGCCGCGCTGATTACGGCCTTGGCTTTGGCGATTGACGACCTGCTCGTCTTTGTCAAGGGCGGTGACAGTGCGCTTGAGTCGTTCCTTAAGAAGATCGGCGTCCCTGCTGATGTCATTGAGGGACTTCGAAGCACTTTGGCTGACCTTCAGCAGGCGTTTTCAGACGCATGGGAAGCCGTGAAACCATTTGTCGGCGACCTTGTAGTGACGGCCTTCAAGGGCATTGCCTTTGTTGTAGGGAAAATTGCTTTGGCCATTGCCGCCGTTATTGCGGGGCTGGTCGGAATTGCCGTCGGAGTCAAAAAGGCGATTGACTGGTTTGGAGAGCTTGATGACAAGGCAAAGAAGTGGCTTGATGAGCTCAGCGCAGATTGCAGGGAGCTGGGGCAGGAGGTTGCTGACTGGTTTGCTTCAGTCCCCGATCGATTGATTGACGCCTTCTCAAGCGCTTACGACTCGCTTGCGGAAGTGTTTTCCGGTTGGTTTGACCTTTTCACCGACAAGGTGCTGGGCCCTATTAAGAACGCGTGGGCCGGCATCAAGTCTTTCTTTGGTTTTGGTGACAACGACTCAGGAAACGGCACCCCAGAAGCCACGGCTGAGCAAAAGACAATCGTCGTGGAGCGGGGGAGGAACGCGCCGCCGACGATAACCAGCTCGTCAAACCTCTACATGACCAACAACATTACGACGCAGGACAGCCCGGCAGCCATTGGCTCGTCTGTCGGTCGATTCGCCTACGCCGGCGCTCAGCGATCAAATAACGCGTTCTATCAATCGATGCGCGGCGTGCGCTTGAAGTGAGAAAGCATGGCAGTCCAAACACAAACCAAGTTTGATGCGTGGGGGCTTCTTGGGCCTGACGATGAAAAGATTTGCGACTATGAGGGTGTTTTGGAAGTCGTCAATAACTCGTCGTCGCAGGTTCTGACGGAGCCGATTGAAAACGGTCAGCTTGCCGCTTTCAACAAGGTTCAGCAACCTGAATCATTGTCGGTGACGCTTTCCATTGGTAGCGACCCGACGCGGCAGAGGACGGCAATTTCTCGTCTCAAACAGCTCAAGGCAGGAACGGGAGCCAACTTTCTCTGCAAGATGGTGACGCCTTCCGAGGTTTTCGAGAATCTTTCTCTTGAGAGCATTGGCCAGACGCGCACCACACAGTCGGGCGCCACGCTTTTGGTCGTGACGCTCAACTTTGTTCAGATCCGCGTCGTGCAGGTGACCTCTCAGCAACTTCAGTGGTCTCCAAAGAATCCGACGAGTGCCGATCCGGTGAACGCCGGACGCGTTCAGACGGAGCAAAGCACGCTGCAAAAGCTGCTCTCATAGGAATTGCACCATGAGCATCAGAACAATCCCGCTGAGCGCAATTCCTGCTCAGATCGTTTCGGCGGTTGTCAATGAGCAGGCTTTCCAAATTGAGATTCGTCAGCTTGGCGGCAGCCTTTTTTCAACAACGACGGTGGATGGAGAGCTTGTCGCATCATCAGTACGAGCCGTCAGTAGGGGAAGCATCACGCCATGGCCATCCTCTGCCGTGAACACAAGCGTCATTTGGGTGGACACACAGGGTGACGATGACCCTCGGTATGAAGGACTTGGAAGCCGTTGGATTTTGGCTTTTGAAGAGGCGGTGTCGTGAGCACGAGTTTCACTGAAAAGCAGTTGGTCGTGAGCATCACGCTGGACGGCGAAAAGATGAGCTTTCCCGGCTTTGCGACGACGGTTCACATTCAAAAGCAGGGGGCGCCGGAACTTCCGAAGGCGAGCATCCAACTGTTCGGCCTGTCGGAGGACAAGCTGGCGCAGCTGACGCTGCTCAGTTTTGATGGCCTCTCGCTGCGTCCGAATCGCGTTGAGGTAATGGCTGGCGACTCTACGGGCATGTCTCTCTGCTTTGAGGGTGAGATCACAAACTCGGCGCCGGATTTCAATGTAGCGCCGAGCCCGGTGCTCAACATCGAAGCGATCACGGCGGCCTACTCCAAACTTCTGCCGCAAAGTCCGGTGTCGGTCATGGGGAGTCAGTCGGTCGAGAGCCTGATGGAAACCTTTGCAGCTGACGCAGGACTGACTTTTCGAAACGAAGGAGTTTCGACGAGCCTTTCAAACTGCACGATCAGTGGCGACCCGATCACAAAAATGCAGTGGGTTGCAGACACGATCGGAGCGGACCTCATCATTGATGATTCGGAAGCCGTTCTCGTACCGACTTCAGGAACGCGAGGGCAATTGCTGACAGTGACTGCGATCAACCCGGAAACAGGACAGATCGGCTACCCGTCGTTTGACAGCATGGGCATCCGATGCTCGTGCTTTTTCCGGCCGGACCTGATGGTTGCAGGCTACTGCCGGATCGAAAGCAGTCTTCCGCGCGCGTCCGGCGTTTGGAAAATTTACAACGTGACTCACGAGCTGGCCGCGAATCTTCCCGGGGGCGGTCCGTGGATGTCAACCATTGCAGGAATTTGGATGGAGAGCGCCTGATGGCCGAGCAAAACCAAAGAAAGATGACGGCCCGGGTCTCGGACCTTGCCTCGCAGTTCAACCAACAGGTATTTCTCATCAAACAGGTCTTGAAGCAGACCATCTCGACGGCTATTCCGGTGAGAGTGGACGCAGTGGAAAGAGGCGGCGAAGGCGGTGCGGCGCTGTATGTGGACGTGACGCCGATGGTTACGCAGACGGACGCCGAAGGGAATTCAATTCCTCCGGTGACAATCCCCCATCTGCCTTATTTCCGGTACCAGCACGGGACCGCAGCGATTATCTGTGATCCGAAGGTAGGCGATTTGGGGCTGGCCGTTTTTGCGCAGCAGGATTGTTCACGACTTACTGGCGATACCACACCCCAGGCGCCTGGAACTTTCCGATGCTTTGACATGTCTGATGGGTTCTATGTTGGCGGCTTTTGGGGGCAGGTCCCGAAAACCTTCATTCACATTGAAGATGAAGGGACGATACACGTAGTCGCGACGAAGAGCTATCACCTTGAGAGTCCGAAGGTCATAGTTGACTGTGAGACGGCGCAGGTCAATGCACAGACGTCGGTGACAGTTGTGACGCAGACCGCGACAGTTAATGCTTCGAGTTCGCTGACTGTTGACAGCCCTCAGAGCACGTTCAAGGGAAACGTCGCGATCCAAAAGAATCTGACGGTTACGGGCCACATCGCCGGGGCGTCCGGCATGAGTATTTCGGGCGGCACTGGAGGCGCAACTGCAACCTTTCAGGGAACGATTCAAACAACCGACGATGTCGTTGCCGGAACGATCAGCTTGCAAAACCACGTGCACAGCGGCGTTCAGGGCGGCGATTCGAATACCGGTGCTCCGGTCTAGGAGGCTTCATGGCAACAATCAACAGCATCACGCCGGAACTGACTGCAGACTGGGATTTGCAACTCGGCTCGGATGGCAGTCTGAAGATGCTTTCCGGCACGGCGGGGATTGCTCAGAACGTGGCTTGTGCCTGCCGTTGCTTTCGCCGCGGGTGCTTTTTCTTTCAGGACTACGGCATCGACTGGTTCAGTGACGCGCTTGCGCAAAAATTTCAGCGGTCGCTCATTGCTTCTCGAGTGATGGAGAAGGCGTTGACGGTGCAAGGAGTCGAGTCAGTAAATTCAGTCAGCATCGCCGGACTTGATTCTGAAAGCAGGACTGTCACCGGCGAGGTCAAGATCACGACACAGGACGGAGAAAATGTCGCAGCTCAGCTTTAATTCGACCGGGATCACCGTTCCCAAGACGTCCGATATCCGAGCGGACATTGCTGCGAAGGTGCAGGCTGCCTTTAAGGCTGCCGGCGGGACAGCTGTCGCAAATGTCGATCCAGATCAGCCATTGGGGCAGCTCGTTGATATGCTGGTGGCAGAGATTGAGGCAAAGAATGCAGAGGTTTCGTTCCTCGCCAACTGCTTCAGCCTGGAACAGGCAAAGGGCTCCTTTCTTGACGCGCTGGTTTCTCTGTACTTCGTAGAGAGAAAGGTTAGCGAACCGACAATCGTACAATGCACGTGCACGGGACTGCAAGGAACGGTCATTCCTTTTGGCGCCGTCGTGCAGGACACGAACGGAAACAGGTACCGATGCCTTGTGACTGGAGCAACCATCGGAGAGTCAGGGAACGCAACTGTAAACTTTTCGGCGATCGATCACGGACCTTTGGAGGTCCAGCCTGAAACTGTAACAAGGATCATTACGACGGTCCCGGGCTGGGACTCGGTGACAAATCCCGTGGCTGGTGTCACAGGCCGAGATGAGGAATCTGACGCAGTTCTGCGCGACCGCACGAAAGAGTCGGTTGCTCTCAACTCGCACGGGTCCGTCTCGTCGATCCTCGCGGCTGTGGCGCAGGTTGATGGCGTGATCGACGTCTCTGTGCTCGAAAACATCACAAATGAGCCGAAAACGCAGTACGGAATTGTGGTGCCTGGGCACAGCATTGCCGTCTGCGTCGCGGGCGGCGAAGGCGCCGACATCGCGCAGGCAATCTACGAGAAGAAGGACGCCGGTTGCGGCATGACGGGAACTACCGAGGTGACTTATACGCTGCCGTCCGGCGCCGAGTACACATACCCTATCACAATCCCGACGAACACAAATGTTTTTGTGAAAGTGACGCTTTTTACCAAGTCCATCGGAGAGAGCTTGCAGCAGGCGATTGCCAACGCGATCGTGTCTGATGCGGCGGGCGAAGGATCAAACCCGCGCGTCGGATTGGCTCAGACGCTTTACGGATCACGCTTCTGGAGCGTTGTTCTTGGTCAGACTAACATCCCCATACAATCGGTACAGGTTGCCTTGGGTTCTGCGTCCGGCTTTGCCGATTCGATCGTCATCAATGCAAACGTTGAGCCGGTGATCGTGGCAGAAAACGTTTCCTTTGCCTATACGGAGAGCTGAGATGGCAACGCAGACTTGGCTTGACATTTTGAGTGTTGAGGATTTTGAAAAGATTGCAGACATTCCGAGCCTAACCAGCGCGGCCATTCAACCGCAATTCGCTCATGCAAAGGTGATCGGCGCATTAGGAACTTTGTTTCAAACAGAAGTTGACTCAACGCCACAGCTAGAGCTGGTCGAACAGGAAATCGCAAACCCCGCCTCTTGCAGCAGGGTTTTTCTTGACTGGATGGCCACAAGGGTGGGCGTTTCTCGTCAGGTCGAGCTTCCTTCGGGAACGTACTTTTTGGACGATGAAACCTTCCGGTTTCTCGTTTTCCTCAAGGCTCTATCGAACATCTCGGATGCGTCTGCAGACACGATGAATCGCATGATCGGACAGCTCGTCGGCGTGCAATTTCTTGTCATTGACAACCTCGACATGACGATCAGTCTTCGTTTCTTTGGGGCCTTGACCGAGCAGCAGCAATTTGTGCTTCAGTCCTACGGGCTTTTGAATCGCGGTGCCGGCGTCGGCTACAACATCATCACGAATTTCTCAACAGAAGTTTTTGGCTTTGCTGGTTCAGGGCTACAACCATTCAATCAGGCGCCATTCTCCTATTTGACGGTCATCGAAAATGAGCAGTAACTATCCTCAGAACTTTTTATCTTCGGTGCTGGCATCCGGCGGCGATTTCACCATACCGCCGGTGACTGCGGCCAGCGCTGGCAGTGGAAAATTTTCTCAGCAGAATGGCTTTCCTCCTGAAACGAGCAAGCCTCTTTCGCAGGGCGGTTTCCCGCCGGATAGACGCGACTTCAACGGCGTTCTCAACCTGCTAAGCCAGTTCATTGTTTGGTATCAGCAGGGCGGCCTGCTCAATTACTCGGCTCAGTTTGACTACGAAATCGGTAACGAAATCTTGTTCAATGGCGTGAAATACCGCTGCTTACAGGCGAACGGACCGGCGTCTTCTGCGATCACGCCGGGCAGTAATCCATCGGTTTGGAAAAACATGGATTCAAACGTTCCGGTTGGCGCCGTTGTGCCGTTTTACAACGTGACGCTTGGCGGATCAGACGGCAGGCGCCCAATTTTCTGGGGCCATCAGGATGCCGACGAGGGCTGGGTGCTGTGCGACGGCGGTTCTGATGGACAAGGCGGCACCGTTCCGAACCTCATCGGAAACTTTATTCGCGGATCGGATGTTAAAAACGCCGGGCAGACCGGAGGCAGCGCCACGCAGACGCTGACGGCGGATCAGCTTCCTGCGCACACCCACAGCATCACGATCAACACGGCGGGGAGTCACGCTCACACGAGAGGGTCGATGAATATTACCGGCTCTTTCCAAATCGGATCTTTCCCTCTGTATACAACGAAGCAAACGGGTGCTTTTTTTGGGTCAAATATAGGGAGTGCAGATTCTCATGGTCAAGATACACATTCAAACGTCCCGGAGGCTACAAGTTTTGATGCCTCAAGATCATGGTCTGGAACGACTTCTTATTCTGGATCACACACGCACACGGCTACCTGCTCCTCAACAGGGAATGCGTCAGCCTCTGTAACCACGCTCCCTCCTTTCTTTCAGATGGCCTTTTTCGTCAAACTGTCGGAGCAATAAGTCAACTACCCCTGACTGAAGTCAGAGGCTTGGCAACAAGTCTTGGTTGACTAGCCTCAGTCCGTTTTCGGACGGACTCCGTTGGTTGGGAATCCGTTCCGTCGCAAGACGGGACGCAAACAGGCACCGCGGGATGTCGATCCTAGTCCCGCGCTCTGCGGTCTGCGGTTAAAAGCTCTGAGAGGTAGGAGCGGTGCTTCAGACAACAAACCCCTTCCAACATTGGCGAAGGATCACCACCGACCGCAAGGTCGAGCAGACGGAACCCGTGAGGTATCCGTCAATTGAGAAGATGTTTTTAACTGAACTGAGAAAGGAGGGTCGCGATTCCTCCCGCGTCTGAAGACGCGGGTTTCCTCGCGGAATTCCTATGAAAATTGCAACTTTTTCCTACGTTCCGAATCCAGTCGGCACACTTTCCGGGACGTCATTCAAACAGCAAACGGAAGACGCAATCAACGCTCTGGCCCAACAAGTCAACGGAATCACAGAAGACAACAATACTTTGTCGATTCAGGTTCAGCAGGCAGTTTCTACCGCAAACTCAGCGCTGAGCACGGCAAATTCAGCTCTGACCACCTCTGAAAGTACGCAACAGCAACTTGAAACACTGAGCACCACGGTTGCCGGGTACGACCAGAAAATCACTCAGGCAGTGTCGCAATCCGCTTCCGCTGTCCAAACGGCAACGACTGCGCAAACCTCATCGCAACAGGCGCAGGAAGCTGCGCAGCAGGCGCAAACGGCTTCTGAGCAATCTGCATCACAAGCACAACAGGCGCAGGAGGCTGCACAGTCGGCACAGCAACAGGCTGAAGCCGCTCAAACAGCGGCCGAAGCAGCTCAAGGTCAGGCATCAAACGCTGCAAACACGGCTCAAAACGCTCAGGAACAAGCACAAAATGCGCAGCAAAGCGCAGAAAATGCAGCGGCATCAGCTACTCAGATGGCCTCATCGTCCGTTATGGTGACGGAGCAAACTTGGTCTGACGAGCAGCAGGCGCAGGCTCGCGCCAATATCGGCGCGGCAGCCTCTGCCGACGCCATATTGACGGGAACGACGAGCGCAGAGGCTTTGTCCGTTTCAGGATCGGTAACAGCAACTGGTGGCTTTGTCGGAAACCTGACAGGCACGGCCTCTCAAGCGACTGCTGATGGCAACGGAAACAACATCGCCAACACCTACGCCACAATCGCCAACACCTACACGAAAGCGCAGGTTGACGCAAAAGTGTCCAGCGTTTATCGAATTATGGGGTCGGTGGCAACCTATGACGATTTGCCCTCCAGTGGGCAAACAGTTGGTGACGTTTACAACGTCATCGACACCGGAGCCAACTATGTTTGGACTTCTTCTGGCTGGGACAAGCTCTCTGAGACAGTCGATTTGTCCAACTACCTGACGATCGATAGCGCTCAGGGAACTTACCTCACGATTGCCAATGCTCAGTCAACATACTTGAGCAAAACGACCGCCGCCTCAACGTATTTGTCGCAAGCAAATGCACAGACTATCTATCTGTCTCAGGCGGCGGCGTCAACGACCTATTTGACGCAGGCGAACGCGCAATCGCTCTATCTTCCTATCACCGGCGGCACGCTGACCGGGGCATTGACCTTGGCCGCAGACCCAACGACTTCTATGGGAGCCGCCACGAAGCAATACGTTGATTCGGCTGTTTCAACCGGCTCAAGCAATGCCGTCCTTTTTACGGCTCAATCTCTTTCAGAGCAACAACAGCAACAAGCCTGCACCAACATCAATGCGATGCCTGCAGCCGACCTAATCGCCGTTTGCAACGACATTGCTTCAGGAACTCAAACGACGCAGGTCAACAATTTAAGCGAGGAAAACTAATGGCAGATACACCAGCACAGGCCGCTTTGCGCGCGGCGTTTGGCACGAAGGCCCCAAAGGAAAGTCCGGTCTTCACCGGCACGGGCTCGATTCCGAACCTGAAGGTGACCGGTAAACTTGAAGGTGCCAGTGGCTCCTTCACGGGCGTCCTGAAAGCCGCGAATCCGGCCGCAGACACCGACCTCGTGACGCTAGCATACCTCAAGGCGCTGCAGTGGCTCACGGACGGCGCCATCGTCGGCGAGAAACTCGCCAACAACGCCGTGACGGCAGCAAAGATCGCCGCCAATGCGGTCGATTCTTCTAAGATCAAGGACGGCAGCATCGCTTTTGCCGACCTCGCGGCCGCGGCTATTGCAACGCAGGATCAGGCTATTGCCGGAACGGCTGAGAATCTTTTGCTCACCCCGCAGGCCGCTAAAGCGATGATCGACAATGCCCTCAGCGGGCTGCCTGACAGCGGCGTGCCTTCCGGCGTGATGGTTCCTTTTGCAGGGAAGACCGTGCCGGACGGCTGGTTACTTTGTAACGGTGCGTCGCTTGCGAAGGCGGCCTATCCCGATCTTTTCAACGCCATCGGGTACACGTGGGGCGGCTACGGAGACACATTTTATCTGCCGAACTACAACGGGCGTCATGTTTTAGGCACCACCTACGCCAATAACGTCGGCTCGACCGTTTCGGCTGGGTTACCGGACATAACTGGCACTGCTGATGATATAACCATTGGATTAAGGAGCGATAGTTCGCCTCAGCCAACCGGGGCTTTCTATTGTTCCAAGAAGACTTTAAATGGGGGTGCTAGTGGGGGTGATCTTTGGCGAATGGATCGTTTTCAGTTCGCGGCCCACTGGTCCAGCGCGACATATGGACAATCCTCAGAGGTGTCTGTATCAGCTGCTTATTCTTTGATAATCATTAAAGCGTAAGCGGCTGGCACAGACACAGATGACGAGCTTCCATACGTGCTGTTATACGCGCTGGCACGCATCCGGACGTTGACAATCGGATCCGTCCCGGGCGATACGGACTTTGTGTCACTGTTTCCCGAGTCTTCTGTCCAGAGGGCACCGTAGGTCCTCCAGGCGCTTTTCCAGATGATGCCTGAAGTTGCATATCCGCTGATGTCCGGACATAACTGGCACTGTAAAAATCGGCAACTATCCCATAACGACATCTGACCACAAAGGTGCGTTCTATGCAGCATCCCGAGGAAACGCTGATACTCATGGCCAAGATACCTCCAGCGGTGCATCTGCTTTAGGTTTTTCGGCTTCCAATTCGAATGGCATCTACGGAAACTCATCAACGGTGCGAGTACCCGCTTCTTACACTTTGATAATCATCAGGGCGTAGGCTGACGGGACGTTGACATTGTTAGATGTTCCATATATTGAGTTTCCGGAAGAAGCCATGAACTTAACAATTTTTTCGGGTTTGATGTTTGTCTACGCCGCAATTTGATGACTCTTTGGCTATGAGAGAAAAAGCGCCGATTGTATATATTAATTCAGCGTTCCCAACGTCAAATGTCGCTCTTACGGAGTATCGGTTGCCGCAGCTTATGTTCTGATGATAATCAAGGAATAGGCCGCAGGAACGGAGACAGATGATGAATTTCCGTACACATTATTTGAATAATGGGCGGCAAAATCTAAAGCATATTCATCACCGTAGTTGTACCATTCGCATGAAAAAGTAACCTTTTTTCCACGATTAAAGCAACCGGAATATGTAGCATCTCTAAAAAAATGAAAGCCACCAGAATCACCATTGTGGTTTGGTGAAAAAGAACCCGTGATGTCCGGTAACAATTCTCACCTAAAAACCATCACTAAGTGCTGGTTTTGAGCATAGTGCCCGCACCCAAGGCCCTGTGCTGAAAAGTAGTGCTAAGACGCGATCTTTGAAAGGACACCGAACAGCAGGCCGCCTTCTCTGGCACAGGCCAAAATGAAAGAGCACCAGCGCCACATGACAGAGACGCGGTCTTTGAGATAGTCAGACCTCAGATAAGCCCGCGAGACCTGCGATCCGGAGACGTGCGACAGGCACGCCTCGCCGACCTCGAACGGCACGCCGTTGTCGGCCATCCACGACCGACCAATGGATCGCAGACCGTGGGCAACGAGCCGCCCGGCAAGCTCCGTTCCTCTGAGGTACTTCGCGAGCGTCTGCTCGCTGATGTGCGATCCGGCATTGCGGCCGGCAAAGACGAAATCGCTCCTCGGATGCGGCGAGAGCTCCTGCTCACGTGCCAGCAACGCCTGCATGAGCGGCGTTAGCGGGACGCGGTGCGGACGGCGCTTCTTCATCTCGTCCCCGGGAATAGTGAGGACGTCACCGGCGATCCAAGACTTTCTCATCTTTGCGGTCTCGATAGGCCGCAGAAGAGAACACAGTGACCACAAGAAAAGCACCTGTATCCGCTCAGGGGCTGACGCCATGACGCGCATCACGTCCGGGAGCTCCTGCCATGGCACTGACGGCATCGGCGTTACAACCGGAGGCGCGAAGACCTTGCTCACGCGTTCGCAGGGATTGTGCTGAATGTATCCGGCGCAGACCGCAAGGTCGAGGATCTCGCGTGTGCGCATGAGGACGCGCTTGAGCGTCGCTCGGTGTCCGGCCTGCTCGATGCACCGGACGGTCTGGATTACCAGGGGCGCCGTGATCTCGTCGATCTGTTTCATGCCCAGCGGCTTGATGATGTACCGCTCAAGCCTGCGGCGCTCATCGGCGTAGCTCACGATGCGGCCCTTTTTCAAGTTACACCACAGCCGGAAGGCATCGGCCAAGACGTAGCCCTTCGGCGGCTCCTTGCCGATCTCTTTACGGCGGCGCCTCGCGGCCTGCTTGGCTTCGCCGAGGCTCATTTCCGGAAAGTGGCCGAGAAGGATATCGGTCACGCGACCGGAAACGCACAGGCGCAGAACGAAACTCTTAGCTCCTGATGGTTGCACCTTCAGGCTTAACCCATAACCCAAAGCGACTGAATACCGCTTTTCGAGCGGCTTCAGCGCGGCGATTTTTCTCTGTGTAGGAGACTTCATCATGTCAGACCTCTTTAATCTTCCTCATCTTGACGAGGATGGCTACTTTGACGGCTTCACCGCCTGCCAAAACGACAAGGACGGCCAGCCCCTGCTGCCTCCGGACGTCGTCAACACGAAGGCACCCGCGGATGATCCCAAAACCGCCGACGCTTATTACAAGTGGGACGCGGAAGGCAAGAAGTGGCTCGCCGAAAAGAAGCCCACGACAGCCGCCGAATGCGTAGCCCTCGGCCCGGTCGATCATTACAAGCAGACCGACCGCATGAACGTCCTGCGCGCTCTCTATCAGAAGCTCGTCGAAGCTGACAACACGAAATTTCAGATCGCCAGGGGCGATAACTTGGAGTGGAAGGTCGAAGCGATCCCTGAAAAGACTGTCGAAGAAGTCCGCACGGAAAAGACCAGCGAGCTGGATGCGGCGTTTAATTCCTGGTACACGGACGGCGCCACGATGAAGTCGAGCCTCGGCTTTGATGCCGACTCTGACTCCCGCGCCATGCAGGATGTGAACGGCCTCGTGACGGCCGCCGAAGCACAGGCGACCTTCGCCACGGACGGCACGCTCGTCTTCATGGACGCCAACAATGAGGGCCACGCCGTCACCCTCGATCAGCTCAAAGTCCTCCAGCTCGAGATCATCAACTCCGGCAATCTCGCTTATCAGCAGAAGTGGAAGATCCGTGATGCCATCGCGAAGGCGAAGACCAAGGAAGAGTTAGAGGGCATCACGATCAAATTCACACCCGCAGACTTCACGGCCTCGGCATGAATAAATATTCTTTCCGCATTTTTGGTACGTTCAGCGCCGAAGACTATGCAAAGGCACAGCTAGCGATTCTCACGGCGGTTCAATCGCTTGACGACTCAAAAGTTCAGTCTGTTGAGCTGAGCGAGTGGGAGAAAGTGAACGAAGAATCCACTGATCAAACCTCTGCAAACAGAATTGGAACGAGCAATGAAGGGGGCGATGCGCAATGACAACCGGCTTTCTCTTGCGTGATGGCCGGATCTCATAAGCATTTCTACTCCGAATAACGTAAAAACGGAAACATCTATTAACTCCCCTGGGTATTATAAATATTGGAAGCTTAGACGCATGGGGTACGGAAATAATTCTGGAGGCTGGAGAAATGTGGAGATTGCGGAGATCGTTTTGGAAGGATATGTAATTGAGTAATAATGCCTCGCGCAAACTTAAAAAGTCTTGCGCGAGGCTCTGCTTGGAATGCTCTTTAGAGCCTACCACCACATTCCTGTTCCTAGGTGAATTGCTTTGGTTTCGTGCGTCACTTGATAAACTCCATTGATATTTTTTGGTGAAAAATATGTCCTAGGGAATATATGCATATCGTCGGAGAAGGAAAGTTGTTGCCCGTCTAGCTTTATGTTGTAGAAAAATCTTGTGATTTTGCTGATGAAGCGAACGTTGGCGACTTGGGAATATGCTTCTCTAAAATGAATAAACTGGTACCAATCGAGCAGAAGCTTTATGAATGGGTGGTGTTGTTTGGCTCCAATTGTGGATGTTGCTATTTGGGTTGGCCCTTCAAAACAGAAGAAGCAACCTAAATGAAGTAAATCGTTAAAGCTATTAACTATTTTTACGTCGGTATCTAAGTATATTCCTCCGTAGTTATATAGGGCGTGAAGTCTAGCTACATCGGAAACGAACGCCCAGCACTTCTTGGCAAGTGCTTCTTGCGCGTATGGATACAGCTCGAAAGGGAAATTTGAATCGTTCCACAGCTTGAATTCCCAGTCTGGGTGAATTTTGTGCCAAGAATCAATGCACCGTTGACATGGTTCAGGGATTGATGCTGGTCCAAACCAAGCATAGTGAATGACTTTTGGGATTTTCTTTGACGGAAGGTAGTCGTGCCTAGAAGGGGATAGTTTTTGGCGCAGGTAAAACTCCGCTAAGTCTCGAAGGAGAAAGCTGTTAACAATGAAGTTTGGTATGCGGGGGGGGGGAAAAACATATTTGATATGGATGCAAAATGGACTACGGTTGCCAAGCAAGCCGTGAGCAGGGGATGTGCTCGTAATTGTATCTCACCGCCTGAAAAGAGTGGGGAGAAGTTTTTAGGGTGGCGTTTGCCGCCCTTTTTGTTAGCGACTTTTCGCGAGCGGATGAAGACGTGCGTCTGGCTTTTGGAAGCAGTTCAACACTCTAGTCGAAACATTAACCAAAGACATGACCGCAGGACAGAAGGTTTTCATCTCCGGATTGATTGCAGCCTGCTTTCTGGGTTATCTGGCATCAGGTTCTGTTGAGGAGTACATCAGAGGCCAGACCGATATCCAGATGAGCCAAGAAGAAACCAAGCGGATGGATGTGTTGTTGCGGCGCGTGACTCATGCCGGAGAGGGGTCAATTTCGCATTCAGATGGGAACAAGTAACGCATAGCAAAAATACACACGTAATGATTTTGGAGGTGTCATGTTGTACTTGAAGTGGGCGGCCTTTTTGTTGCCGTCTTTTTTAATGGAAATCGTGGGCAAGGTCGGTGCGCCGATTCTTGCCTTTTTTGTGCGTTCAGACGGGTGGTTGCCGCATTGGCTGTGGTGGTTTCAGACCCCCGACAACAGTTGCGACGGGGACGAAGGCCACCGTGCCCGATGGCCGCGAGACGGGTGGTTTTGGACGTGGGCGAGACGGACGGCGTGGTTGTTCCGCAACACGGCGTATAGATTCCACATTGACGTGCTCGGCATCAGCGTAAAGGCGTCCGACTACGTGGCCATCTTCGGCGACCCGAAGATCAGTGATCGGTCGGGCATCAGCGGGTGGTGTCGGTGGAATGTTTACCGTGCGGCGAAGTTGATCGCGTGGCAGTTCTACTTCGTGCAGCACTACAAGATTTTCGGAGTATGGAAGTGCGTGCGACTTGGGATCGGTTGGAAGTGTTGGGGCGTCAAGCCGTTCAATGCTCAACATTGGCTTTACTTTCATCCGATCAAGGGCTCTGGACGAAACGGGTGATCTATGTCAGAGAGGATGCACATGACGCCGGACTTTTTGCCTGATGGCACAGAGAAAATACTTGCCGCGGCCGTGGGCGCCATCACCGGCGCCCTTTCGTTTTTCTTCGGGCTCGATACCAAGCCGCTCATCATATGGCTCGCGATCTTTGTCGCCGCAGACCTCTTGACAGGCATGGCGGCCGCGTTCGTCAAACGCGACTTTGAGAGCCGGATCGTGTCGCATGGGCTTTTGAAAAAGGGCCTGATGTTTGTTGTCGTAGGATTTGCGCACGGCCTTGACATCCAGTTTGCCTACATGCTGGATTATCTCGCAGTGTTTCAGGGCATTGTCATCGCGGCGTACGGCTTCACAGAACTCATGAGCATCATCGAAAACCTTGACCGGATGAATCTCGGCGGGTGCATTCCTCCAATCATTCGAAAAGCACTCAAACAGATCAACGCCCGGCTGGACGAAACAGTAGAAGAGATCGGCGACAAGCCGAAGGAAGGCAAAAATGAAAATCGGATACTTTGACACAAAAGAGCTCGCAAGCAAAGACGGCCAGCGCTCTCCGTTCGGGCCTCAGCAGGTCAGGTCAGAGCTGCTATTTTTATTGAACCGAATTCGGACGGCATGGGGCCGCCCGATCATTGTCAACAGCGCTTACCGCTCACCTGAGCACAATCGCGCCGTGGGCGGAGTTGAGAACTCTTACCACGTCAGGGGCCTCGCGGCTGACATCCGTCCGGAGCATCAGGAAGACCTGCCTGCCCTGCAAGACCTCTGCTTAGAGCTTAATGTTGACGGGGGAGTGGGGCTTTATGACAGCTTTGTCCATGTTGACGCGAGAGGATTCAAAGCTCGCTGGGACAACTGCAAAAAATGACCAAGGCAGAAATCCTCAAATACGTTTTTCAATTTTTCACGGAGTACGTTATGCACAGCGAAGACTTTCAGACATGGCTTAAGAAAATCGGCGTGAAGGCCGAAGACCTCAAGCGTGACGCCTATGAAAAACTCAAGGCCGAGAAAGCCAAAATGGACACAGAGACGCGCCGCAAGTGCCGGTTATTTTGGGCGACCGTGTCGGTTGTGACTTTCTTTATGGGCCTCGGGCTGGGTCATTTGTTCTTCTGATGAAATGGCTCTACATTGCTGCGGGCGTGGTCGTCTTCGGCGCCGGATACGCTTTTGCTGACGCACTGCGCACCGCGGATATCGAGCGCCTTAAAGCCGAGTACGCTCAGGCCGCGCAGGAGTATCAAGCGAAGCTAACGAAAAGGGAGGCAGACAATGCGAAGAAGCTCGCCGACGCTGTCGACAAGAAGCAGGCTGAGATTGATGCGCTTGGCTCTCAGCTCGCTGGCATGCGTGACGATGTTGAGCGCCTGCGCCGTGCCGCAAGCTCCGGCGGTGGTGGAGTGCCCCCCGGCGCCGGTAGTGCCTGCATCTCTTGTGAGCGACAAGTCCGAGACTGTGTCCGCTTACTTGCAGAGGGTGCGGAGCTACTTAGCGAAGGCGGCGGACTGGTCGGCGGCCTCAGCGCAGACCGAGACGCCGTCCGCGAAGCCCTGAAACCGTGACGCACAAAAAAATAGCGTCAACTGCCCTGGTGTTTAAGGCGAACAAAAAAATAGCGTCAACTCCCCCCCCCCGGTGTTTAAT